GCAGGTGCGGGGCCAGCGGGATGCCGCCCATTTTCCAGACGTAGCGGCAGAAGTTCTCTGCGCGGCGGGCGTTGCGTTCGGGGTCTGCTGCATAGGGGCTGCAAACATAGATCACGGGATCGTCCGTCACGCGGCGCGGCTTTTTGATCCGGGTGTAGGCTGCCTTCATACCATCGCCCCCGTCCACGCGATCAGGACCAGCCCAATGGCCGCGATGATCAGCCCCAGCGTTCCGGCCGCAGGGGCGCGCCGCTTGAAGAAGCAGACGCCCCCGACGTAGGCGAAGACCGCAGCCGTCGCCGCCAGATAGATGATTGTCAGTGTTTTCACGTTGTCCTCCTTAGTACATCAGTTTGTATTTCCGGGCGCTTGCCAGGATGTCGCCGGTGATCTGCCCGCCCTCGGCGGCTTCCAGACAGATGTCCAGGATTTCCACGAAGGTGCCCATGCCGCCGTGCTTCACGTCAGCGGCGATGGTCGCCAGAGCGTCGGCAGCGTCGTCGCTCACGTTGTACTCCCGCAGGATCGTGCGTGCCTCGGCCTGGCCGATGCCGTTCAGCTTCAATTCCACCTTGCGGCGGTAGAGCTGCGCCAGGTTGTCGTGGCGGCCGCGGCCGCGGGTCAGCATACCCTCCAGCACATCCGTGCCGCACAGGATCACCGGCGTGCCGGTGTTGTCCCACACCTTGCGCAGGACCTCGAACTTGTCCACGTCCCACTTCGCCAGATACTCGGCCTCGTCCACCGCGATCAGCACGTCCGTGCGGCCCGACAGGTAGGCGATCAGGTCCTGGGTCTTGCGGTAGTTGTTGCCGCGCAGGGACAGGCCCAGCGGCCGCGCGATGGCCTCCAGCATATCGCCCACGCGCATCTGCGGCCAGGCTTCGATGTAAAGCACGCCTGGATGGCTCTGCGCGAAGTGGCGCAGCACGGTGGTCTTGCCGCTGCCGGGGTGGCCCACCATGACGCCCATCTTGCGCTTGCTGCAGACGTAGTTGCACCAGCCCATGCACTCCTTGAACTCCTTCGTCTCGAACAGCTCGATGCGCGTCTTGAAGTGGATCGGCGCGACGGGGACGTCAGGCCCCAGCCGTTCCTCCGTGCCCTTGATCTCGTTCACGGCGTCCCACAGCTTCTTCTCGTGTTCGGGCTTCATCCGCAGCCCCTGATTCACCAGCTGGCTGATGGCCGACCGGCTGATGCCGGTCTTGTTGGCGATGGCTGCGAAGGTCACACCCTCCGCGTCGCGCAGCCGCTGCAATTCGCGTGCCAGGTCCCCCTGGCTGGTAGTCGTCGTCAGATTCTCTGCCAGATTCGTCATTGTGTCAGCACTCCTTTCGTTTGTGGCTGTAAGCGCCGCGCCCCCGAAGGGGCGGCCCCGGCTTTCACGGGGCTGGGCCTTGGGCCTTTTGGGGTCTACCGGTCCATCAGACCGCCGATCCAGGCGAAGATGCCGAAGGCGGCGATCCAGCCGGTCATGTGCAGCGCCGTGGCCCAGCACATCGGGCGCGTGCCGCACTCCACGCTGCCTGCCACGCCCCAGGCGATGAACAGGCAGGCCGCCGACAGCCAGCAGCAGACCGTTTGGATCAGCTGCCGGATTCTCCGCGCCCTCCGCTTTTCGGCGGCTCTGCGCAGCCTGGCGGCGTCCAGGCGGCTGATGGCGTTGACCTCGCAGCAGGATACCAGCACAATCTGCGTCGTGCCCTCGGTGTTCACGCGCTGGATCGCCTCGCGCAGCGCCTGACGCTCGGTCGGGGTGGTCTCGGCCACCAGATAGCGGTGCAGCCTGCATCCGCGGTACTCGTTTTCGTGTTCGTTCATAGTGTCTGCTCCTTTCGTTTTTGTCACAGATGTCGCGCGTTATCGTGCGCTGCGCAGCAGTTCCTCGCCCATTGCCTCGAACATGGAGCGCACCACGTCGCCGCTGTTGTCGTCGCGCGGCTTGCGCGGCGGCTTGCTGCGCAGCTTCTCTCTGGCTCTGGCGGCCTTCTCGTATTCGATGGCCGTGATCGTTCCGATGTTCTTCTTGGGGTCCACCTCGTCGGCGAACGCGCTGCGGCTGGCGACGGCGATGCGGTGTCTGGTCTCGCGCAGCTGCTTCTTCTGTCTGC